GCATGAGCATGCTGCCGTCGTTGGCCTACGGATTCAAGGGGTGCAGCCACAAATTCAAAATCGAACCTCAAGATAAGTTCTACAACAACCATCCCGCTGCGCGCGAAGTGTGGGGGGGGGGCTGGCCAGCTTGTTACCAAAATGATCGGCTACGAAGCCCGCGAAGAGAAACGGTGGAAGCGCGCAAAGAAATTTGACGATAAATACGAGTACGAGTTTCCACTTGTCGAGCTGGGGTGGAACCGCGAGCACTGTATCGAGGCGATCAAACGGGTCGGCATGCCGATGCCGGCGAAATCGAGTTGCTTTTTCTGTCCCGCCTCCACCCTTTCAGATATTCGCGAACTGCGCCGGGAAGAACCGCTTTTGTTCCATCGAGCTTTGCGCATCGAAGCTGAATTTCTTTCTGTTCCTGACAGAGAATGCCCTGCGTGCAATGGCTCCGGCCGCACGTTCTGGCGCGAGGTTACGGGGATACCAGTTCTTGATATGCACGGCAAGCCCGATGCCAGTTTAGGGACGGTTAAGGGCATGGCCCCGTCTCTGTTTCCCTGTACGTGCGACAAGTGCGGGGGCATTGGCAGATTGGCCAAAACCGTCAAGGGGCTGGGGCGGCGCTTCGCTTGGCGCGACGTCGATGTTATCGACATCGACATGCAAGAGGTGCAGGAAAACGAAAGGTGCCGTAGCTGCATCGACTACGCACCGGACGACGACAATTACGCGGATATTCTCGGGGATTGAAAGCCGCGCCTATGACGAAGCCCAACAAGATAAACGGTGTCAGCAAGGCGCTTATTGAACAGCTCGACGCCCACCAGCGCGCGGCGCAGGCAACGTGCGAGCGCAAATTGCGGTACGCCGACGAGTTCGCGGCCCGCGCCATCGGCGGGTACATGATGCGGGAAGACCCGGCCGTTACGCGCTACGTCTACAAGTGCAAATGGTGCCGGGGTTGGCACATCACCAAACAGCAGCAGCCGCCCTATTACGCGGCCGACTACTTCGAGAAAAATAAATGACAAATCAACTCTGGTTGGACACGGAGACGTTTTCCCCCGAGCCCATCACCAACGGCACGCACAAATACGCCGAGGGCGTGGAGATCATGATTCGCGCGCTGGCGTTGGACGACGGCCCGGTGCTCATGTTCGACCTCACCGAGGGCGGCGAGATATGGGAACTGCAGGGCGAGGATATCGTGCCGGCCGACCCGTTCGACATCGCCGACGTGGAGGACGCGCTGGGCGACGACACGGTGGAAGTGTGGGCTCAAAATTCGCATTTCGACAGGACCGTGGAGCGCCACGCCGGATTGCAGATTCCGCTGTACAGGTGGCGCGACACGATGATACAGGCCATGGCCCACAGCCTGCCCGGCAAGCTGGCCGAACTGTCGGTGGTGCTGAACCTGCCGCAGGACAAAGCCAAGGATAAAGCGGGTAAAGCCCTCATACAATTATTTTGCCGCCCTGTGGCGTTCCGCTTCCCGAAGCTGGAGCCGTTCCGCGCGCAAGGCGAAGGCGAGCCAAAGAAGGAATACACCGCCGCCAAGAAAGCGTACAAGGAAGCCTACATTGCGGCGCGCGATGCGGCAAAGGCGAATTGGCCAGGCCGCGCCACGCGCGAGACTCACCCCGAGCAGTGGCGGCGGTTCCTCGTCTACGCCGGCCAGGATATCCACGCCATGCGCGCAGTGCACAAGCTGGCCCCGAAATGGAACTACCCGAACCGCGCACAAGAGGTGGCGCTGTGGCACCTGGACCAGCGGATTAACGACCGGGGCGTGGCCATCGACCTGGAGTTGGCACAGGCCGCCGTTCGCGCCGTGGACATCGCGCAAGCCGAACTGCGCGAACGCACGGCGGAAGCGACCAGCGGCGAGGTGGAGAGCGCCACTCAGCGCGACAAGATGCTGGAACACATCCTCGCGGAGTACGGCGTGGACCTCCCCGACATGCAGTCGGCCACTCTCGAGCGGCGCATTGCCGATCCCGATTTGCCGGAAGGGTTGCGCGAGCTGCTGCGGATCCGGCTGCAGGCCAGCACCACCAGCACCAGCAAATACAAGACCCTCATGCGCTGTGTGTCGTCCGATAGGCGACTGCGCGGCCTGCTGCAGTTCTGCGGTGCGCAGCGTACCGGGCGATGGGCGGGCCGGCTGTGGCAACCGCAGAACCTACCGCGCCCGGTGCTGAAACAGGATGATATCGATTTCGGCATCCAGGCTTTGCTGGAAGACTCCGCGCATATCCTTTACGACAACGTCATGCAGCTCACGAGCAGCGCCATTCGCGGCTGCGTCATCGCGCCGAAGCGGCGGAAACTTGTTGTTGCCGACTTATCGAACATTGAAGGCCGGGTACTGGCGTGGCTGGCTGGCGAAACGTGGAAGATTAAAGCATTCGCGGCCTATGACGAGGGAACGGGCTTCGACCTGTACGCGCTGGCCTACGCTAAATCGTTCGGCGTTACCCCGCAATCGGTGCTCGACGATAAGAAAGCCGGCGGCAACCAGCGCCAAGTCGGTAAGGTGCAAGAGCTGGCGCTGGGCTACGAGGGCGGCGTGGGCGCGTTCCTGACGTTCGCAGCAGCCTACGGTATCGACCTGGAAGCGATGGCCGACCAAGCATTCCGCGCGATCCCGCAGCACGTCATGGCGCAGGCGCAAATCATGTTCGACTGGTTCCGCACCCAGTTGAAAAAAGACCCGGCCGCCGCCACCGGCCTATCGAAAAAGGCGTGGTTGGTTTGCGAATCGTTCGTGCTGGGCTGGCGCGAGGGGCACCCGAATACCCGCCAGTTCTGGAAAGACTTGGACGAGACTGTGCGCGCCGCGATCAACAACCCCGGCCACACCTACCCGTGCCGGCTGGTGCGGATTCGCCGCGATGGGAAGTGGTTGCGGATCGTGCTGCCGTCCGGCCGCGCGCTGTGTTACCCCTCGCCCGCACTGGTGCCCGAGAAGCGCAAGAAGATGGCGGACCTGGAAACAGTGGACGACGTCGCGCAGGAGTCCACCGGGCGGACGGTCATCACGTATATGGGGATGAACCAGTACACCCGCAAATGGGAACGGCTCACCACGTACGGCGGCAAGCTGGCCGAGAACATCACCCAGGCGGTGGCGCGCGATGTGATGGCGGAGAACATGCCGGCGGTCGAGGACGCGGGATACGACATCGTGCTCAGTGTCCACGACGAGCTGATAACCGAGGCCGACGACGACCTGGACCACGACGCGGACGAGCTGTCCGCGATCCTGGCCACGGTGCCGGACTGGGCCGAGGGGTTGCCGCTGGCCGCCGCCGGCTTCGACGCCTACCGGTACAAAAAAGATTGATAAACTACTTGCGCCAACGGTTTGGTTGTCCTATACTGAATTCATTGCAACAGACAACCAAACCGGAGAAACGAAAATGAACGCAAACGACCGCACCGAATGGATTTTCAACCTGTTGGCCCTCAACTCTGGCCGTGTAATCGTGAAATCGGTTATCGGCTTTAACGACTACGAAACCGCCCGTAACTTCGCGTTCTCGCTGGTCCCGAAAGCCGCCGGCCCGCTGACCGTTAAGTCCTACATGTAAAGCAACGTCGCGCCCTTCGGGGCGCACCCTCCCAAGAGAATAATCATGTCCAGCTACAGCGACAAAACCGCAGAATGCCCCGCCGGGCACCGCTTCACCGTCCGCCGCCGCGTCGAGTGCGCCGGCCTCATCGTGGACACTTATTGCCACGAATGCAAAACGAAATACCCCATCCTGGCCGGGCCGCAGTCCTATCGCTCGCTGGAAGAAACCCAGCACAAGCGCGGCGCCCCTACCCGCGAATCGCAGATCGAAACGCGGCTGGTGCAGCGGGTCAAAGCGGCCGGCGGCGAGGTCCGCAAGGTGAAGTGGATCGGGCGGAACAGCGCGCCGGATCGGCTGGTGATGCTGCCAAACAGGGCCATGTTCACCGTGGAAGACGTAGCGCGTTGGTTCAAGGTGCCAATGGAAATCGTCGGCCCCCTTCCCCCGCAGACCGGGGTTTCAATTTGGGTCGAGCTGAAACCGCCGGGCGGCGCGGCCACGTTCCCGAAGAACGCGCACGAACGCGCCCAGCACCGCGAGCACGAACGCATGCGCAAGATGGGCCAGCGCGTCGAGGTGGTGGATTCCTATGAGCAGATTGAGGAGTTGTTGAAATGACCTACTACCCCACGTTGTTTGTACCGCCCGAGGTGGTGCGCGCCGCCGTTACGGTGTGCGAGTTCGGGGATAAGAATAGCCCTAGCGGGGAATGGCAAATCATGGGCTTGCAGCGGGTGCACCCGACCATAGGCTATTACAAGGCCAAAATGGAAATCGCCGAAACCAAGCTGGATCGTGCGTGCCGGTTGCTGGATGAACATGCCGCCGAAATAGAACGCCTCACCGCCGAAAACAAAATGCTCAAACTGAACGGTGGGAAATGCTAAACCCCGAGCAAGCAATTAAACTACGCGAACTTATCGCGCGCCACGCGCACTATCAATTCCAGGCCGGACGCCTGGAGCGCCGCCACGATCACGAACAGCGCGCCCGAGTGCAGGCCGCTGCCGACGCTTCCACCCGCGCGCTGTGCGCGGCGCTGGCCGCATTAACCAAAGAGGAAATGGAAAATGAAAACTGCTGAACTGACCGGCGCGCTGCTGGATTACTGGGTGGCGCGGGCCGAGGGCGTTTCGGCCGAAATCTTTTACGGGCAATGCGTAACCCCTGCCTCCCAACACCATGACGAATATCAATACAAAATGTATCGCCCATCTTTCGACTGGGCGCAAGGCGGGCCGCTCATCGAGAAATACAAAATGTCAATAACCGATGCCAAAGGAACTTGGTTCGTCGGCGCGAGCGGTGTGTTCCTCACTCGCGGCTCCACTCCGCTGGTTGCAATCTGCCGCGCCGTCGTGCGCGCCGCGTTTGGTGACGAAGTAGAAGAGGTGGCGCAATGAAATTCTCTAAATGGTATTTCGCAACCCGCTGCGCGCTGTGCGCGGTGTTGGGCGTCGTCCTGTCGCTGGCCGGCGTGCATGTCTTCACCTGGCGCGGCGCGGCGGTGTTCGCGGTTCTGCTGGCGCTGGCGGTGGCCGACGGCGTACACGAAATTTGCGCCGTGCATCGCGCGTTCGACGCCGGCCGCCGCGACATGGCGGACTTCCTGGTGCGCAAAGGATGGAGGGTGTAATGCGCGTTATCGTCTACCCCGGCACCCCAAACGAGTGCGAAAAAGAACTATCCACTGTCATGTCGCCAAAAGACGTTTTCAACAGCGGCACCCCGGCCCGCTTGGCGGTGGGGAACCTAATCGAGCTACTGGTGGAGCGCGGCGTGCTCACACTTGAGGATTGCACGGACCTCGGCGGCCCGGTGATGGAACGTAAAGAATGAGCCAACCCTACACCCCCCGCCCGTACCAGGGACTTATCGGAAATCACATACTCGACACCGAGCGCCCCGCCGTATGGGCCGGCATGGGGCTTGGGAAGACGAGCGCCACGCTCACCTCGGTGGACGAGTTGCAGCTACTCGACAGCCGGCCCGCACTGGTGATTGCGCCGCTGCGGGTGGCCACCACCACGTGGCCGGATGAGGCGAAGAAGTGGCGGCACTTGAACCGGCTGCATGTGCTGCCCATCGTCGGCAACGAACGCTCGCGCCTGGCCGCGCTGCGCCAGGACGCCAACGTGTACACAACTAATTTCGAGCAACTCCCGTGGCTCGTGCAGCAGTACGAAAAGCGCCCGTGGCCGTTCCGCACCGTGGTGGTGGACGAGTCGACGAAGCTTAAAGGGTTCCGGCTGCGGCAGGGCACGGCGCGCGCCAAGGCGCTGGCCAGGGTGGCGCATTCGCAGTGCGAACGGTTCATCGAACTCACCGGCACGCCGTCACCCAACGGCCTGGCCGACTTGTGGGGGCAAATTTGGTTTCTCGACAGAGGCGCGCGCCTCGGCCGCACCTACGACGACTTCAAACAACGTTGGTTCGAAAAGTCGTATGACGGGTACACCGTCCAGCCGCGCAAGCACGCCCAGGCGCAAATCCAGCGCGCGCTCGCGGACTTATGTTTGACCATCGACGCGAAAGACTGGTTCGATCTGCGGGAACCCATCGTGAATAACATCTACATCGATTTGCCGGCGAAGGCCCGTGCGCATTACGAGGACATGGAAAAGCGCATGTTCATGGAACTGTCCGGCCACGAGGTGGAAGCGTTCGGCGCAGCAGCCCGCACCGTCAAATGCCTCCAGCTGGCCAACGGCGCGGCCTACGTGGGCGAATCGAACACCGAGTGGGTGGAAGTCCACGATGCCAAGCTGGACGCCCTGGAGGACGTTCTGGAGGAAGCTGGAGGCATGCCGGTGTTGGTCGCCTACAATTTCAAATCCGACTTGGCCAGGATGTGCAAGGCGTTCCCGAAGGGCCGCGCGCTCGATTCGGATCCACAGACTATCCGCGACTGGAACGCGGGCAAAATCCCGGTGCTGTTCGCGCACCCGGCCAGCGCGGGGCACGGCCTGAACTTGCAGGACGGTGGCAACATACTGGTGTTCTTCGGCCACGACTGGAATCTGGAAAACCGATTGCAGATTATCGAGCGCATTGGCCCCACCAGGCAGAAACAGGCCGGGCATGACAGGCCCATGTTTATCCACAACATTATCGCACGCGGCACGGTGGACGAGATGGTGCTGGAGCGGGTCGAGACAAAACGTGAAGTTCAAGACATCTTGTTGGATGCTATGAAAGTAAAGGGGTACAAATGAGTTACTTTGACGACAACGAAGACCGCATAGTCTACGGCGGTCGCAGGAGCGGCAAGTCCACGATGGCCCGCCAGGCGGCCGAGAAACGCGCACGCGCGGCGCTGGCGGCCCCGCCGGGGTCTGCCCTTGCCCGCGCCCGAACGGCGGCCCACGCGGCGTTTGATCCGCTTTGGCAGTCCGGCCATTTCTCGCGCGGCGTAGCTTATGAATGGCTGGCGTCGCAACTCGGCGTTCCGGTCGGGTCTTGCCACATGGTCCTGTTCAACGAGGCGCAGTGTCGCCGCGTGGTGGATCTGTGCATGGCGCACCCGGCCCGCGCGAAAGCGGCGGCTGCGGATTTCGACGTGCTCGATTGAAAATACTACTTGCGCCAACCGTTTAGTTGTCCTATAGTGTCTACATGGGCGGCGCACTGGGCGCGGCGAGAACTGGAGAACGAAAATGCTTACTTGGAATATCCCCGTAATCGTCGCTGGCCGCTGGGTTCAAGCAAAAATCGTTTGCGACCACGGAAACAAGTACGAGGCATACGCCCAGTACAAAGAAGAACAAGCCGCAAAAGGCGTTGAAGTAAAAGGCTACGACATGGGCAACGCCTGGATGCAGTGGAACTAAAACCAACAGCCACACCCGCCTCGGCGGGTGCATAATAAGCAAACTCATCCGGAGGTGCAGCGTGGAGACAACGAAGCCGACCCCGCAACAGGTGCGCGACTATCTCGCCGAGCGGCGCGCCAGCACCACCCCGCCGCCCAGCAATGAGCGGATCCGCGAAATGCTCGGCTGGCACATGCTCACCAACAATCGGAGATAACTATGCAACCATTCAAACGCGGCGACATCGTGCGCCAGCCTGTCGCGGGCACCGTCCGCTATGATTACTTCCACGTTGAATACGCGCACCCCGAGGGTGCCCTGGACGTGATCGACGACGCCACCGGCAAACCGGCCGGGCTCAGTGCGAATGCGGGCGGAGTCGAGCCGGCCACCATGGCGCAGCTCTTGGAAGAACGCGAACGCCGTGCATTTCAGGTCAGCCACTTGCGGGAGGAAGTGTAATGCGCATCGATCCACTGCCCCCGCCTACAGAAGACCCGGCGGCATACTTGGAGAGCCTGCCGCGCTTTGTAGCGCAACTAAACACCCTCGCTGAATCGCTTATTTCGGCCACGCGGCCACGGTCTGCCGGTGGCGAATAGCGCAGTCCCCGTACTTGCGGAACACGGTGCCGGATACCCATGACAGCAGCACGTCGAAGTCGTTGGTATCCGGGACCGCGCCTATCGGCTCACAGTCATTTGCCAGGTATTGGTCGAGCGATGGCTTGATCGACTGCGGCGGCACTTTCGGCGAGGTTGCGCACCCGGACAGCACCAGGGCGGCAATCAACAGGCAGTGCAGGGGCTTTCGCATTTTTATAACTCCGGTTCAGTGCATCCAGTTTCGCGCCCAGCGCGGACACGTCGACGTTGCCCGACTCGGCCGCGGCCTTGATCTTGCCGGCGGCGTCCGTCAGATCCTTAAGCGCGGCCTGCGACGCTTTCGAAACGTCCTCGGCCTGTTTCTGTTTGAGCTGGGCGAGCGACAGATTCAGCGCCGCAATCTCGCTTTTGTCCCACACGTGGACGCCGGCCGCACCCGCCACCAGGCCAACCACCAACGCGCCGGCCACGAACGGCCATTTCGGGACGAGGTTAAGCATACGGCACCCCCACGGCCTCGGACGCGGCTTGCCAGTTCGCGGGCCAGTCCTGCGGGCGCGGTTGGCCTGGACGCCAGGCCGCGACGTACTGCGCCCACCCGCCGGCCGCCGTCATCGGCAACTTACTGGGCAAGGTGTAGACCAGCAGGCGCGCAGCGGCCGCGGCCACCACGTCCTGATATTGAATCGAGGCCCACAGTGCAGCCGGCGACGCCTCCACGTTGAACATTTCACACACGCGGGCCATGTCGACCGCCACGGCCGGGTGGGTCAGCACCCCGGCGCAACCGCCGCCCTTTTCGAACTGCCAGAACGACACCGCCGGCCCGGCCTCGGCACCGCCAACCACCTGGCGGCGATGACGCAAGCCGGATTCCTGGAGCGCGATGGCCAACAGGAAGCGGCGCGCGTCCACGGTGTCGGGGATACCCCGCGCGGCCAGCTCGGCAAGCGCGGGGATGATGGCGGTTTGGAGCAGGCGCGAAGGGGTCATGAGGGGGTGCCGTCCTTGGGAGGGGTGATGTTGAATACTCGGCGCATGAAGTCGCGCAACCAGGGCATAGCGCCTTCCACCAGCGCGAAGTCCAGCAGCTTGCTACCGCCGTACCCTGCAATGGTGATGCACGCCGCCATGGCCCAAAAGTCCAGTTTGTCGATTGCGTTGGCGATAAAAAACGACAGCATGCCGGCGACAGCGGACGCCATTATGTCTTTTACGATTTCTAGTGGGAGATTGCGCACCACGACATCGGGCCGTGATAACTTGGCCAAGGTGCTGGCCGCACCACCGATGATAGCCAGGCCGAAAACGTATGCGGCCGCTTTAGCCGGGATCGCGTCCAAACCGTCCACGAATTTATTATCTGCAGCGTACGCCATGGCCGACCACGCAAGAGAAAGGTAGGCCCAAATGGCGTATTTTAGCTGCAGGCTTTTTGCCACTGGAGGCTCCGTGATCGTAATTTCGCGTCGAAAAAAGCGATGGTGATGTTCTGGAAACTGTTCCAATAGAAGAATACCACCAATGAAACAGCAGAGCCACGCATTTCCGCCACATAGGGTTGCGCGGCGTAGCAAAACGCGATAACGACAAACAGCATGTGGCGGTGTTCAAACGCTTTTTTCCATTTGACGCGGAAATGGCGGTGCCCAATTCGGATAAAGTCCGGCGACCAGTCGTTTATTAAAACGTCAAGAACCACCGCGAGACCGGCGAGGGCCATTATCCGCAACAGAATACCGCCGTCCGTCGTGTGGGCAATCCGAAATAGCTTCGCGCCAGGATCCATAACAGAGTTGTACCAGGACACCATCGCATCGCCGCCGGCATACAATCGGCAAAGCGCCGGGAAATGGTCGTTAAGTCGTTGTCGGAACATGGTAAAACCCCCGCTATTAGTTTTGCCCATTATGCCCCCAACTCGGCGGGCTCTTGCGTGGGATAGGGTATGTGTACCATGTAGGACGATTCCTATAGATAAAACAAAGCCCCATTCTATGGGGCTCTTTTACTTCGGTCAACTGGCGTTACTGATAGTACGAAATGGTTATCGAGCCGCCGGCCGGGATTACAAGATTATACGGTGCGCCAGGCGTCACCGCGACGTTATTAAATGACGTGGACGAGGCGGGGCCGCCCGTACCGCCGGGGAATGTTTTGCCGAAGCCCGTTGCGCTGGATCCGGTAGTGGCGGGGTCCACCTCGTAATGCGAAGTATCAGTAAAATCGTAGCAAGTCCACGTGTAGTTATAAACGCCGCCGTTGCCTTGGTACGGGGACTCCGCGGTGCAGTAGTTGGCCGGCGCGATGCCGCTGTTGCCATACGTGGTGCCGCCATCCAGCGTCACAACCTGTCCGCCCAAGTCGTTGCGCCGATTGTAGATCGTAGTCTTCTTGGTGTAGTCCCGGACGAAATAGGAGAATTCCGGTTGGCCCGCCGCACCCTGGCCGGATACCAGCGCGAGAGTAGAAACGCCGGCCGGAATCGTGATGGTCTGCGACGTGTTATAGGTGGTCGATACCAGGCTTTGAACACCGCCACACGCAGCCAGCGCCAGTAGTACGCTCATAATGACTATCCTTGATAGGTAACGCATTTTATTTTTCCTTTGGGAGGGTAAGGGATTTTTACCGCGCCACTTTTCCGTGGTCCGGCACGCCGGAGCGGCCCCACAATAATACGTTATCCTCGCCACTTGTGCGCAAAGTCGCGCCCTGATTTGTGTTAATCGATACGGTGCTTGTGTAGGTGCCATCGGCTTTCAACCACGAGACGGCCGCGAACATACTTACCGTCGCAGCGCCCATGTTGGTCCCGATTATCCAGAACTCCCCGAGAGTGCCCGCGGCGGGCCAGTTGGCGATTTGGAGGGACAAACTTTGGCCCGCATAAGGCGCAAGGTTCCACACCAGGCAGTTGCCAGCCTTGTAATCCACCGACACCACGCCCCCGGAAGGGGACGGCGCAGTCTGCACCTTCTTGTCCGCGTTCCCTGTGTCGCCCTTGTCGCCGGCCTTGTCCAAGTAAATCATGAGGTCGTCATCGGCCACGAACGGCGATGCGACGCTGCCGGCGCGGGGGGCGACAACAAGGTTCAAGTACCCTGTACCGGATCCCGACAGGACGTCAAAAATCAGCCACTTGGACGGGTCGTTGCGCTTCTGGATTCGCAAGCTCGCCTTTACGTTGCTGGTGCCCGTCAGAAGGCTCGCCAGCACGGCGGATATGTCGACGCCGGACCCGGTGATAGGGTCGAGCCGCAGCACCGTAGCGGTGTTCTGCACGGCCGATCCGAGCCGCAGTTTGCCGGCACCGGGGTCCGCGTCGGCGGTGGCGATATCGAATTTGTAGGAAAACGTATTCGCCCCGCCCGCGGCCAGGGTGGAAAGCTGGGCCAGGAACGCGTCGAGCTGCGCCGGAAGCGCCGCCATCCACCGAATGAACGTATCGAGCATGCCCGAGAAAGTGGACCGCGCGCCACGTTGCGGGATTGGTGGTGGTGGAGTAAAGGCCATTATATTAATCCTCGTACGGTCGCGTTCAAAGTAACAAAGGGGTACTCGGCCGGCGACATGCTGGCGCTAAGCAAACCGAATACCGTCATCCATTCGTAAAACTGGGCTTGGCTACCGACCACCACCACCGGGACGCCGAGGACGTCCTTGACGGAGTCCAGCACCGCGCCCGCGTCCTCTTTATCCATCTTTACGGAGATTCGCATGCCCGTGGAATTTGGGCGCTTTTTAATCGTGGTATTGCCGAACCCGTCTGGTTTAATCAGGCTGAAATCTTGCGGTTCCACCGTGGCGTCGCGTTGCGGAATGCCAGATGGTCGCATGTCGCCGATTGCGTACATGCCCAGTTTAACGGGGCCGCCCGACTTATTCAACGTCAACTTGATTTGCGCAGTGCCATACGGGTCAATTCCGGTACGAACAATTTGCGTCAACGGTTTAAAGCGGTCGAAAAAGTATTCGTAATAGTCCGTTGGGTCGCTGCCCTCCAACGGCGCGGTGGGCTCGTTATACACCACGGTGCCGCCCGGCGCATCGAGCACCTGGACCGCGAAGCTATCGGCGTCGATACCGAAAAGCGAAAAGCCGTTGAACTGGCCGGGGGTGAGGGTAATAACAAGTGGGCTCGCCGCCACCGTTGGGGTGCTCACCAGGCCGTCAAACATCGCGTATTTATTCGTGGGGCCGGAGTCCAACCACCACGTACCCACGCCGGCCGCGTTGAATTGATTCGAAATGTCAGAGGGTAGCCGGGCGGTGTTCGCGTCTTTGAGGCTTTCATAAACCCGATGCGTGCTTGCCATGTAGACGCGCTGCCCGGTGCTATACGTCGCGCCCACGTTCCACAGAGGTGCGCTGTCCTCCGGCATTTCGACACCCCCCGCCGTGACGGATTGGATCATCGTAACGCCGGGGCTGTCGCCGTAGGTTATGTCGATAGGTACAAGGATGCTTACCGCATCGCCGTATTCGTTAGCCAGCGCCTCGTTGCTGCCCCCGCCGACGTAGCCCAGCTCGGCGAAACTCTCGTACATGCCGACGCTCGGCGGGTTCTTGAAGGGCGCGCCGCTGTAGTCGTTATACGTGCCCAAGTAAAGGCCCGCACCAATAGCGCCCGAGGTCAGCCCAAGTTTATTATCCACGTCAAGCTGCGGGTCGTATTCGTAATCGTTCACCCCGGTGTACCCGAGCGCCGAGAACAGCGGCACCCCGTTGGCGTCCACATCGCTGTTGGAGTATTTCACCATGCCCGGCGACGAGGAGTAGAAAACGTTGTTGCTCGCGCGGGTGAACCCGGCCGGCAGCGAAATAGGGTGCTGGACGTTCAGGAAAATATTATTCGCTTTATCCAGAATGTTGGCGTTGTTGCCCGCTTCCGAGATACCGCATTTCGCGTTCTTGAAAATGTTGTTTGCGCAGATAGACGGGTTGCCGATGTGCGCAGCAAAAGCGCATTCTGCGATAAAAGCCGTTTGCAGGGTGCCGCTTGCCCGGCGGTTCTTGATCGCTGCGGTGCAGTTGTTTTCAAAGTAGTTACCGACGATCTTATGCGCGCCGGTCATGGTGCCGGTTCCGCCGTACTGCTGCAGGCCGTTGCCCTCGTTGAACGCTATGTAGTTGCCCCACACGTAGCATGTGTCGGTGCCATCGTCCAAGCCGATGCCGCAGCCCTCGCTGCCGTTGTCGGACGGGCCGCCCCAGTTCTTGGCATAAGTCGCGGTGTTATTATAAATCTCGTGTCCGCCGTTCTGGCCCTGGCCGCCGGACGACGAAATCTCAATGCCCCGACCGTAATACGACGAGGTGGCCAGGTTCGACCCTGCATAGCTGACGTTGTTACGGCCGATCTTGCAATCTCGCGTGCCGCCGGGGAAGTGGATACCGAACATGTAGCAATATTGGACGTTGTTATCCAGCACCTCCACCCCGGTGATGATGCCCCCGCCGCCGTTCACGAAGATGCCGACGAACGCGCCAGGGAACGTGTTGCGGTAAATTTTGGCGTTCGGGCACCGGCCGGCGCGAATACCCATCGCGGTGGGATTTACCTGTTTCTCGACGCCGCCAGCAGGCCGCCCGAGGTTATCAAGCATTACTAGGTTGGTGAGGGTGTAGGACGCGCTGGTGGTCTCGCACCGCGCCATGTGCGAGTTGGTGCCCCCGCCGCCCTTGTGGTTAAACACGTTGCCGAGCACCTGGACGTTGTCGATATTGGCGCTGTCCGCGCTGATGGTCAGCAGGTTGTTATTGTTCGCGTTCGTATGCGAAACGCCGTTCAGCTCGCAATCGCGCACCATGAGGTTGCTACGGTTGTACGCCTGGATGCAGCCCACATTCGTATCGATCCGGACCCGCGCCACGGTGGAGTCGCTGCCGAGATAGAGCATGGACGTATCGTTGGCCACCGTCAGGGTGCCGCGAATGTCCAGGTCGAAGACATCGACGTAATCCTTGTTCGTGCTGCTGTACGTCGCCGCGGGCGTCGTGCGGTTGATGATCGGCTTCGGCAAGGCGCTGTTGTCCGAGCCGTCCGCATTGGCGTAGGCTTCAAACACGATGTGGGCCGAGGCGGTGCCGGGCACGGTAGCCCACTCATTGCCGGTGTAGGTGCTGCCGCGCAGGAAGCGCACGCGGTCGCCCGCGGCAAGGGTTGGGATTGTCTTCTTCGGGGACGCGGGGGTGCCCGCCCCCGTGTTGTCCGCCGCGCCGCCGTTGATGTAATAAATCGTCATTTAGATGGCTTCCGTTGCGAGGGCGTTACCGCCGCCACTGACTTGGTTAAACTGCTGCGCGAACTGGCCCGTCGCCGTTGCGGTGTTGTTCATTGCCACCTCCACGGTGGCCATGCGCGCGTTGAGCGTTTGCAGCTCGGACAGCATTGCCGAACTGCCGGACATCGAGCCGGACGTTGTCGACTCGACCACGGGCGGCGACAGCATGCCTTGCAGCTCGGCCTGCGCGCCCTTGACGAAGTCCAGGTATTCTGACTGGTCGACCGCGTCGCCAAATGCCTTTTTCCAGAACGCAATACCGGCGGCATCGCCGTCGCGTCCGAGCACCTTACGATAGAGGTCTTCCACCGTGGTGATGCCTGCCGGGGCCGCATCGCTGGCGCTGGTTGGCGCGCCCTTCAACGCGTCGAGCGCAACGCGCACTGCGCGCACGGCGTCGACCACGGCCAACACCCCGGTGGCCACCCCGTTGATGGCGTCGAGTTCGGCCTGGGCGCTGGCCAGAATACCGTCGAGTCGCGCCAGCTCGGTATCGTGCGCTGCCTGCGCTGCCGCTTTCTGGTCCTGCAGCACCTGAAGTTGCATTTGCGCGGTGTTAAGCTGGCCATCGGTCAGCCCGCCCAGCGCTTCCAATTCCGAGTTGGTGCGGGCGACGGCGCGCTGGTAGTCCGCCGCCGAGCTGAAGCCGTCCGAAGAGTCTTGCGTGACGGCCGACAGCGCGTTGGCCAGGCTGTCGGCCGTTGGCAGGATGCCGCTTGCCTTGGCGATGGCCAGCGCTGCGCTAATCTCGGCGCGGCCGACGTCCGCCCGTGCGCCGTTGTCCAGGCCCGGCGCGGTGATGGCACCCTTGAGCGCCTTGGACAAGTCCCCGGTGCGTGCGATGGTGTCGTTGACGCTGGCGATGCTGGTGTCCAGCTTGCCGAGCGTATCTTGCAACGCCGCGTCTACGCGTGCCTTCTCGGCCTCCACAGCGCGGCCCAGTGCCGACAGAGCACCGTCGGCGATACCGGACAGCGTAGAGCGGTTCGAATCGACTAGCGCGGCCTTGGCGTCCGCCAGATCCTTGGCCGTTTGCGCGGCGGCATCGCTTACCCCTTTCAGGTAGTCGGCTACCGTCTTGAACTGCGGGGCCAGCGCCAGCAGACCGGCGTATTGTTTCGCGCCTTCCTCGGTGGCCACCTTGCCCGACGACACCAGGCCGTCCACCGCGGCCTTGAAATCCTCGGTGGTGGTCAAGCCTGCGAAGCCCAGTGCGGCAAGCGCATCGTGCAGCGGCTTTTGCATAAGCGCGACCCGGTCGCCCTCGGTGAGGAAGTTTTGATAGTAGTACGACGTTTGCGTGGCCAGTGCATCCAGGCCACCGGCAAGCTCCAACAGGCGCTCGCGCGCCAGGATAGAAACGTTGCTCACCGTGCCGAATACCTTTTCGGTGGTGGTTCCCAGCATGGCTAGAATTTGGTCCACCCCAGTGGCGTTGACTGCCAAACGCTGCATGGTCTGTCCGGCGGTTTCGCCAGCGCGCATGAACAGATCCATACTTGGCAGCACCTCGCGCGCCACGTTGTCGGCTACGCCGCTGAAAAAGTCCGCGATGGCTTTTTGGTTTGCGGCGTCGTCCTTGGTGAACTGGATAGTCAAGTCCTGCGCGCGGTTGGCGATGTCGTCGGCGTTCAGGCCCAGCGCCTTGGCGTACTGCGCGGTGCTGTCCTTGATGTTCTGGTACGTCGACACCAGGGCCGCGGCCATCTGCGGATCCACCGGCAACCTGTCGCTGCCGTGCTGGTCGCTGCGTAGCCACCCACCTTGTTTCGTCCAATCGGCGTAGTTGTTTGCGTCCAGCGAGCCGTTGCCGGAAATCCATCCCGAGAGGGTGGAATTGCCGCTAAACTCTTTCGGCCCCATACCGAAAGCTTTTTTGCCGACATAGTAAATGGCCGCGGCAGCGGCGGCGTACGGCGCCGCTGCCGCCAGAGCACCGAGGCCCGACGACAACGCGCCCGCAATCTCCGGACCCACCACACTGGCGATGCTGTTGCCGATTTGCAGGCCCGCCGCCGAGGTGAGGCCCGAGCCCACGCCGGCACCGTTCAGTCCACCGGCCACGCTGCCCATGAAGCCTGAGCCCAAGCTGCCGGCCGCGGTCATGCCGCCCGATAGCGAGCTGTAGAGGTTGCCGAGGCTACCCGCAACACTGGTGCTCCCGCCCATCGAATTGGCAATACCCGCCGTAGCGGAAGCCCCGTCAAACGAAGCGCCCACGTTGATGATCCATTTCTTCAGGGTCATTTGATAGAGCCATTCGAAGAACAGATTCTTGCCGGTATCGCGCAGCCGCTTCCACATATCCGCGCCGCCGTCCCCGATGGACACGAACGTATCGTGCGCGGTTTGCTCGATAGTGCCCCAAAACTTTTGCTGTTCCTGCACCCGTTCGCGGGTCAGGCCGAGGTCGGCTTGCTTACGCAGTTCCTCAGCCTGGGCGCGCAGGGCGTCGTTCACATCTTCGATAATGCCGATTTCAGCGCGGCGGTCCAGCGCGGCGGCGCGGTCGCGCAGGCGGGCGGCCGTCACCTCGGCCAATTGCATGCCGGTCAAACCGAGGGCGTCGATTTCGTCTTGCAAATCGCGCGTGGCTTGTTGCTGGGTGAGGCTTTCCTGTTGCGCGGCCTCGATCAAATCGGCCTTGTGCGTGATGGCTTCGCGGTAGCTCTTTTGCTCTTGCTCGAAAATAGCTTCGTCGTTGCGCAGCTTTTTTGCGTCAATCGCCTTATCGGCCGCCGCAATCTGGCCGTTGAGGTCGGCGATTTTCTGTTTGTTGTCTATGTGCTGTTTTTCCAACACAAGTTGCGCCGCCAGCGCCTTGCGGGATTGCTCCAGGGTATCCAGTTCCAACGCGCCTTTCTTGGCGATGGCGTCGGCGTCGTTCATCTGGCCAGTGCGGTTCAAGAACGCGACGCGTTCGGCTTCCTGCTGATTGGCGAATGCTTGCGCGGCCGCGCGGCGTTTAATCGCGTCGGACGACAGGTCCAGCGCTTTTACCTGATTCTTGTACGCGGTCGACGCCTCGGTGGTTTCCTTCTTGATTTGCGCGGTGTACTTCGCGTAATCCGCCTGCGAAATCGCCCCGGTGTCGAGCGCGGTTTTCAGCTTGGCCAGATTGCCCACGGTGTCCTTGTCGACGCCGTTAAGCTTGTTGGTGATATCGACGATGGCCAACAGGGCTTGGTTTTTCTTTTCCTCGGCGCTAATTTCCTTGGCGAACCCGGCCAGTCGGTCGGTGCCGTTCTTGGCGATTTCCGCCGCTTCCTTTTCGCGCGCCGCAGCGGCCACTTTGTCGGCCTTGCCGATGGCGTTGATCTTGGCCTCGGTGGCGGTCTTGAGCGATGCCATGTCCGCCTCGCGCGCCGCGATGATGGCCTTTGCGCCGGCCCAATCACCTTTACCAACCGCCTGCGCGAGCGCGGCCAGTGCGCCGATTTCCTCGCCCACTTCCTTGATGCCTGCGGCCACCAGCACCGCCACCGCCGCGATGCCCTTGAACGTTTCCGTCAGCACCGTGTGGAGGCCGCTGGCTTCCTTGATTTTCTCGCCTTCCTTGCTGGCCGCGCCGCCCACCGTGTCGATGATGGCCGCCAGGTCGGTAAGCGCACCGGACAGCGCCAGCACAACGGACATTACGCCTTCGCCAAACCCGTTAGAGTTAAAAGAGCGCTCTACGGATTGCCACGTATCGCCAAGATTACTTAATGCGCCGTCAAGCTTATTGGCGCGGCGCTCCATCGCGCCCGCGAAATCGGTCTCGCCGATCTTCATGAGGTACGCTTCGATATCCTTGGCGTTGTTGCCAATGGATTTCGTAACACCCTGGAACGTGAACATTACCTTGTCCCCGTTCTGTTTTGCCTTGATGCCGAATTCTTTGAGGCGTTCGAACTCGCCCGTCGCGGCGTCGGCCACCGCTTCAATCATTTGATTTAGCCCCTTGCCCATTGCCGCAGCGGTGTTACCGTAGGATCCGAGCGCGCGTTCGGACGGGGTCAGGCCGAGATTTCGCAACTTAATAAACGCTTCCGTCGCCTCGGCCACGCTATACGGGGTGCTGGCGGCGAACGCCTGGAGCGCGCCGAATGCCTTTGCGGCGGACGCACTGGATCCGGTGGCGGTGACGAGCGAGGAATTTAACTTGTCGAATTCACGTTGCGCGGTGATGAGTTCGGACACCACGGCTTTAAGGCTGAACGCGGCGGCGAAACCGCCCAGCAGCTTTTTGGTATCAGACGTGAAGGAAGACACGGATTGCCGCGCCCGCGTCATGTCCTGCTGGAGGCGCGCAATGTCCGCTCGCAAACGAATTTCGACGTCACTTACGATTGCCATTGCGTTCCTTTACTGGGTCTTTAAGCGCCGCTTTCATTCCTGGGCCGTTTAATTGGTCCCGGACATATTTCCACATGTTACGCGCTGGCGGCCACGGCGGCAATGCGTTCCACTCGCGTGCGCTGTGCATTTCGGCCAGGTACGCGCGGGACAAATCCAGCAGCAAATCGGCTTGCCAGGGCTGCAGCTCGATACCGCGCCGCTGTTCCCACGGCTGTAAGTCCTGTTCGTAAATCGGGCCGTCGCCGCGCACCGGGCCGACTTTAAACAGAATCTCCACCAAGTACATGCCCTCTTGCACCACGGGGGCCGGCACCCGGTCTAGCACTTCCTCGATATCGAGCCGCCGCATGCGCTCGCGTTTGGCGGGCTGTTTCGAATTACTTTGCGGTGCTTCCGGCGCGGCATTCAACCACGCCGTATATCGCACGTATTCGGTGAGGTCGTCGCTTAGGCGACGATGAAGTTTCCCCGGTCATTGAAAAACTTCTCGACACCATCGGCGATGTGGCCGAGCGGCAGATTTTGGTACAACGCCTTGGCACCGCCGGGAAATTCGAAATTCAGTTCGCTGGCGATTTCAGCCAGGAATGCGGCGCGCTCGTTGATTTCGTCCACCTCGGTGCGCTTGCTGGTCTTGCCGGCCATCGAGCCCATGACGCGCGCGCTGCGGGCCTCGTTGCGCTTGAACTCGGCGGCAGCGGCCTTGCGGGTGCCCGGCGAGATAACCGTAATCAGAACCGGCTGCGTTTCTTCGGCGTCCAGATATTGCGGGTTGCCGGCGGCATCGGTGACATGCCACTTTGCGGCGTCGGCGATTGCGAGTTTCAAAATATCGAAAGGCATAATGGTAGTTTCCTATGGGAGGTGGAAAAATTGCCCTTGCTGCGCCGCGCGCCCTCCCATAGGGCGACACGGCGCAGTAGGTGCCAGGTATCGGCCCGCAGGCCGGAAAGCTTTACGGCGCGTCTTCCACCGGAACGGTCGGGGTCAGGGCGTCGATGGTGTCCGACTGGCGCAGAAGCGAGAGGGTGCCGGCGCGGGCGTCATTGCTGCCGCCGCCGGACTCGCCGAAGTTCGACACCTGGGCGGTGAAGTACGACACGCCGCCGTTTTGGTCGACCACCGCGAACGATGCCGTCGAGTAGTCCATCAGTGCGTCTTGCGCGATGGTTTGGCCGATCTGGTCGGGCAACCACTGAACACCCCAGTCCGTATTTGCCAGGGTGTACGAACCCTTTTTCACGCGATCATGCCCGCCGCTGACAACGGCCAGGGTCGCGGTGTTGTATTCGCGGCCACGGTAATTCGGCACCGACGTGATGGTGATTTCGTTCCAACCCAACGCTTCGAATGCCGTCTCGGTGTTGTCCGTCGGACGGGTCGCGCTGATAAACAGCTTGGTCCCCGCGTAAGTTTCGAAGTCTGGTTCAAAAGGCATTTTGATTCTCCTAAGTTAAACCCGCCCGCAGGGTGCGGAACGGGCGGGCTGAACAATACCGCTATTCTAATTCGGTTCCGTAAAAGTTACTACAAAATCACGCGATTGCTCGTAAATTCCGTCGTCGCCCGGCGGAATCTCCGGACCCATGCCGACAGGTAGAACGCTATTTACTTTAAAACCTTTCACAATGCCCGTTCCAACGCCGCTGAAATTGGCCGCGCGAATAAGTCTTTTCATTTCGGCCCAGTCTTTACCAAGCGCCGTTACCTGCACCCGTTCACGGATCATGCGGCGCGAAGTATTGCGCGCCATGGTGCCCTCTTCGGTGTCGCCGATCTGGTGCACCGTCAGCGCGGGCAACGGCTCGCCCTGTTTCAACATGCCGGCCGCGACACGCGACGCCGGCAGCAGGGCCAGCACTGGGGGGTGATTGGCCAGCATCTCGCGGAGAATGGCTACGCCGCTCATGATGTCGGGTCCGAAGGCAGCGCGGGCGGCACGTTCAAGCCCTCCTTGGTGAGGCGCTGGCGGATCTTGGCCGTCACTGCCTGCACCGCACGGGCGAACCCAGCGTCGGCCGCGGGCCGCATGAACGGCTGCGCCCGCGTACCGGGGTGGTGCACTTCGTGCGTAACTACGCTTCCGAAGCGCATTGCGTGGCCGGGCTTCGCTTCGATGACGTGGGGTCGGGTTTGGAATTCAACTAAGTGCGCGTACCACGCGACGAAGTTACCCACCTTGACGCTGGCCGATACCTCGTCGCCCTTTGCGCGCGTGGTGATGCGCGCGCTCGCGCGGAGCTGGCCCGAGTCTTCCGGAATACGCGGTTTTACCTCGGCGAGATACACCGCCGCGCCTGCGCGCAGAGCTGCACGGTTGATGTTGCGGTGCATCTTCACCGGCAGCGTGCGCAACAGGTCGTCCAGCTCGCGCCCTCCAGCAATTACTTCGTCTCGGGTGCTCATGACGAGAAAGCCTTTATGGTAAATTCCAGCCATTCGCGGCGGCCAATCTCGGCCGGCGTGCTGGTGATTTCGTACACTTGATCCGTGCCTTCATGCAATATTACTCTCATGTCCGCCGTGACGCCCGCCATGTAGCGAATCCGGACGCGCGCAGGGTAGCCCGCCACGCGCAAACCCTGTTTTGTGTCTTCGCTGCTGGCGGGTAACAAGTCCCATTTCTGCGCGGGGATCCGCTCCACGACGTTGACCCACCCGCCAGGCTGCGGCCCGTACTCCGGATCATCGACGATGCCTTGCTGCTGCAGGGTGAGCCGGCGGTCGAGCTGCCCGGCCCTCATTCGTACACCTGATACGGCTGGAGCAACCATTTGACGAAGTTATCGGGCAGCATTTCGACCGTTGCGCCGATCACTTCCGATTCGCGGTTCTCGTACATCGTGCCGATGGCCAGCAGCATCCATTGCACGATGGGCGCGGGCACCTGGCCGACCGGATAACCCGCGGTGTAGTAGACCCGCACCGCGTCGCGCCGACCGTGCACAAGCGTGGGATACACTCCGGCGTGCAACTCGACGCGCGGCATTTCATCCTCGCTCACTGGGGGTACATAGAACGCTGCCGGGTCCAGGATTACCTCGCTGCCGGTGTCGTCCACGTAGCCGATGTTGTCCACCGAGATGATAGGCGGCTTCAGCAAAGACATGCTCGCGCCCCAGTGGCCGAACGTCGCCACCCGGCGGCGCTGCGCCAGGGTGCGATTCAACCGGCCCTCTGCCATCTGGCGCGCGGTGGTAATCAGGCCGGAAATGTACTCGTCGTCGTCCGGCACGACCACGCGCAAGTGCGCTTTCGCTTGTTCCAGCGTGATGGGCTCGGCCACCTCCAAGTCGGGGGCGACTGTCGCCGCTACCGCCACAGAAAAGGTTTGCGCCGCGGCATCAGCGCTTTCGCCTATCTGGTCATCTTCGCAATGGTTTACCGTTACGGTGGTTACTTGCATTTACTGGTCCTCGGTGGTCAGGTACACCGTACGATCTTCGGTACGCGCCGGGTTGCTGCTGGTCGTGATACGGCAAGTAATCCTTATGTTGTTTCCCGTTGGGGCGGTAACGAACACGGTTGCGATACCGCCGAGCGAGTACCCTCCCTTGCTGGTCAACCCGACCAGGTCGAAGTCCACCTGCTTGATGGTGTCCGAGATATCGGCTAGCACTTCGGTCCAGTCAAACGAAATATCGATGGTGGAATCCGGGTCGATAGTCCCTAGCGGCTTTTTCGGGTTCTTCAAGTCCCAATACGCACTCCCCGCAAAAGTAAGGGGTGCGGCCTTGATCTGGATAGTACGGGTTTTCGACCGGGTAAATCCCGGATCCGGAGCGGCCGCCGGCACCGTAACCACGGCGGTGCCCGCGCGGGAAGTGTCCTGCTGGCTGGTCGCAGTGATCGTGATCGTTTGCGGGACGGATGCCGTGGCCGGTGCCGTGAACAGTCCGGCCGAAGTAAGCGCGCCCAAGGCCGGCGAGAACGTCCACGTAACCGCTTGGGACGGCCCGTTAGTGCCCGCCACAACCGCGTTGAACTGCTGCACCGCGCCGCCGGCAAGGGTGACGGTTGCCGGCGACACGGTAACGCCGGAGACCGTCACCACGGGGGGTGCCACGTTGTTGGTGATCGAGCGGCCCGTAAAGGTAGCCGTTTGGTTGCCGGCCGCGTCGCGCACGCCGTTGGTTGCCGGCTTGGTGTACGCCGCCGTGCGCGCGGCCTCGCTGTTTGCAAACGCGGGCGTAACCGTCAGAGTGATGGTGCTACCAGATACCGCTACGCCGGTAACAGTGTGTCCGGCTACTGTGAAAGCCGAAGCTGCGGGCACGAACGCGGGGTCGAATGCCTCGGACGCGGTAAGCACCACCGCCGTGGGTGCCGCGTTCTCGACCGCCGCCGACACAATCGTCGGCGCGGTAGTGTCGGCGGCGGTCGTCACCGAATGGCCGATTGCAAGCGATTTGTTGCCCGCCGCATCGACAGCCTGCACCTTCACGGAATAGCTTGTTTGCGGGGTAAGCCCGGTCACGTCGACGGCGTTCACCGGTCCCGCGTTGGTGTACGTGGTGCCGTTCGTACTCCACGCGTAGTTCGTTACCCCGATGTTATCCGACGCGTTCGGCCAGGTAATCGTAAAGCCGGTCGGTGCGAGGTTCGTGATGGTGACGTCAGCGCCCGTTACCCACGTCGGCGCGGTCGGATCCGGGTCGGGCTCCGGTGCCTCCGGATTGCCCCCGATAGAAATTACTTGCACGCCGGCTCCGACGCCGCCAAGAGGGAAACTGGTGCCCGCGGCGGTCGTCAGTTGGACGATGGGCGCGTCATAGTTGCCCGGCGGGATACTCGCGCTGATATTGAATGCGCCAGCGGTCAAAGTTAAAGGCAGCGGCCCCTGCGTAATAGCACCGTTCGGGTTCGCCGCGGCAGCCGGCAGCGTCATCGCCCCCGACGTCGGCGCGCCGCTAGTTGTGCCGGACACCGTCAGGGTCGACCCCGCGATACTCTGCGTGGTGATGGACCCGGTAGCGCCCACCACGTCGGCGTTGCCTTGATTATTCACCGCCGAGCTTGTGCCGCCGGAGTTCGTCAACGTAACGGTAGGCAAATACCGGCCCACTTTCACATTGGTGAATACCACCGAGAAAGTGCCGGAACCCAGCGTGACATCGACCGGTCCTTGCGCGACACCGCCGTTATATGCCGTTGCCGTCGGGGTCAGCGACGCTTTGCCGGACGCAGGACTATTCGTCGTGGTGCCGCTGACCGTTACCGTTTGCCCACTGACCGTTACACTAGTCACCGTTCCGGTCGGCATCGCCGCGGCCGGATTCAACTGCACCGCGCCCGCGTCCGGCGTAGCGCCCCGGTTGCTAAGGCGTACGTCGAGCGCACTGAGCGCGGAAGCATTGGCCCCGCCGATAAGCAAACTGCCCGCCGCCGGGCGTACGTCAGTGTTGCTGTTGACCAGTGGGTTGCCAAACGTGACGCCGGTCTGCGATGTTGCCGTGTCCGTGTAGTTGCTGGCGACGTTGGCATATCCCCCCGTGCCGATGTTGATTGGCGTTGCTCCGAAGCCCACGAACGCGTTATTCCGGATCACCGGGGAGGCCGACGTACCATTGCGCACGGCGGCCCCCGTAGCTGCTCCAGTCCGCACAAAAGTGTTACGCGCAACAGGCCCGACGCTGTTAGATGTGCGGACGCAGCAGCCGGCCCCGGTCGACTGGAAAAACAGGTTGTCGCTAACGAAGTGGGATCCGCCGGAAGAACTATTCCGCACCGCGCCGTTTGTGGCTCCAATGACGTTGCTTTTAATCCGGTTGCGCCACAGCCCGCCGACAGATACTGAGGGCGACGGTTGGCTATCATCCGTTTGCGGACCCACCCAAATGGCGTATTGCTCACTGTCCGCCACCGACCCGTCATCGACGATGTTAATGCGAAAATCTTGCATGAACACGCCATTGCCGACCTGAATACGCCGGTTGCTCGGCTTCATGGTTAGCTCGATGCCCTGCGTGCCGTAGCCGATGGGGCCGGTAGCACTATTCTCCAGTTCACGTGCGCTTAAGCCGTCCCCTGGACGCACCACGACGTAATGCGATGTGTCGTACGTCAGCGGGTTCATGGTGCAGTTAGCGATATCGCTATCCGCCTGATTCGCGAGCACCACAGCGTCAATCCATACGTCCTGCGCCACCAAGTCCTGTGCGCTTACCCAGTTGTCGAAGGCGTTGATTAGGGCAAAATCCTTTGCCACGCCGCCGACAGTCGGGCCGATGGTTTTTGTTACTTTCGTTACCATAGGTTATGCGCTCACGGTGGGGGTGAAGATGCCAGCACCTGGCCAGCGGAAACGCCAGTCGGCGGCCGATTTTTCTAGTGGGGTAGGCATCGACGCAACGCGTTGCTCGATAGCGTCATACCAGCCTTGATACTTGGCGCAAGCCGCAGCAATCTTGGTTGCATTCGGCACGTAGAAATCGAAATCTCGACGCATAAAAGCGTATTGCGCGCGGAAGTGCTGCGGGCTATCCCGCTCGATTTGGTCGTTGTACACGCCACCGTAAGGATTGCCGTTCGGACGCCGCACCCAGTCCTCAACGCCTGTTTTTGGCTGAACGTTGGCCGCCCAGTCCGCCCAGCTCGCGGCTACCGGAGGTAGCGGGGCGCCAACCGGTACAGCGACGGTCCCGTTCATGTAGTACTCGTATCGGCCGTCGGTGTCGATAGCCCAGTCCAGGCTATATCGGTCGTAGCACTGAATCCAGAACGTCATTGCGTCCCGGTTGGCCTGCGACTTATTCCACAGCATATCCCACACGCCTGTCGTTTTCATCGTGAGGAACACCGCGGCCATGTAGAACGACATGGAGGAGCACCCGCTTTGCGAACGTGCTGCGTGATAGCCGCCTGGCTGGTCTTCGGTGGTGTCGATCAACGGCGTGCCTAAGTTGCGGATACCGTCGAAATAGATTCCCGGCGTGCCGTTCTGCGCGGGGGCCATCACGGTTTTGCGCATGGAATCGAGGTTGTACTGCATGCGGTCTTCGACCAGTGCCCGTGAGATTCCAAGGGTCGGGTGTTCGGACGCCAGTTTCCACGCCATTGTCATGGTGCCCCAGTGCCAGGCATCCTGCCGTGCCATGAAACGGGAAGTGTAATCCGGGTTTGCGACACGGCCGCCACCGAACCACGCCAGGCAATTTGATATGTAGTAGTGCTTATGGGACACCAGGTGGGCCGGGCTGTTCAGGAACAGCGCGCCGTGGCCGGCTTGCTCGTGCGCGTGCATGTAGTCGACCGCGTCGCCGTTCCACGGCCGACGGCCGAATTTGTCGCGCGCGCCGCCGCCTGTAAGCCGCGTCGTGAACAGGGGGATCCGGTTATCGGGATTGGCCACGGTGCCGTCGCCGTAATACGAACCCGTATGCATCCACTCGTTGCGGTTGGCTTCTGCAACCGGAATCGACGCGAACGATTTGACATCGCGGAAGAAGTGGCGCGACTGGTTGAAATATGCCTTGGTGTACGCCCACATGCCGCTCTTGTAGGGGACATTACCTTTCAACCGCACGCCGTTCGGTTGGGTCATGTACAGCGAAAGCCAAGCCGGGTAGTAACACCGGTTGGGACGCGGTCCGCCAGGACCAGTGTATCGGTCTTGACCGCTAATTGATCCCACTTCGTAGTCCCACCCCGAAACGCGCCATGCGCGATGGATGGAGCTGCCGATTTGGGCGTCACTATCAAACAGGTACGGGTCAACCGCGTTAGGGTAATCGATGCTGTTGTAGGGGGCGTTCGCCATCGGCCATTGCGGTAGCGCGTTCATGTGCAGCGTGCCGTCTATCTGCTTGTCGTCGTCGCTCATCGGAACCCACGCCCCCGAGCCCCACGAGATTTTACAGGTGGAAGGGCGCAGAATGTCGGTCTTGAAGCCGTTAAAAAACTTGCGCGCCTTGGCGTTCATCTTCGGCTCGTGCGACTGCCAAAACAGCATATTCGCGCACGTAAAGGACGGGCGCAGCGCCACCGTGGTGCTGCGCGGCACGCCGGTGCTTGGGTCGTTGATCGGGAGGCCGTCGTGGAGTTCAAAGGTGTATAGCACCCTGTCGCTCGCGTCGAGAATCTGGCCTTTGAACGGCGGCGGGATCGTCACATCGCTGGTTGCATCGTACCCCGTCACAGAGGGGTATTTCGCGGCCCACGCCGTCCCGTAGGGGCGACAATTCACAAGCACCTGATGCAGTGGCACCGCGGCTTCGGCGTTACAATCCGCATTCATGCTCAGCAACAGAATGCCAAACTCAAAAGCGTCGAAGATAATTGTCTGGCTGGATTTGGTAACGCGCACGTCCCCCATCGACTCGGCCACCTCGGGATCGGTCATCACGAGATTGACGTCGCGCGTGTCAAACGGGATTGTGCCCACCGTCACGGGGGCGGCGGGGTTGGTGTAGTTGATGATACGGAACTTGGCGGGCGCGTTCGCGTCTAGCAAAGGGGGAATCGGCCCCACTCCGGTGGCCAGCAGAGGCGGTGACTTAACGCCAGTACCCGCGGAGAACGAAAAGCCCACGCTCGCCGCGCCGGTTGGGTTAGCGCCCAAGATGAAGTCTTTCCCGCTGCCGGGTAGCCCGAGCGTGCCTTGAACCCAATGCCCGCCGCCTTCGATGCGCAGGACACACGCGCCGGTCCCTAAATCAGCGGCAAGATTCACCGAGGCCGCGCCAATTATGCCGAAATCGGTAATGTCCCCGCTGTAAAGCGTAAGGGTGCCGGTATTGGCCAGGTTCAAAAATTCGGTGCCAGTGGTCGCCGGACTCGTGGCCGCTGCGTTCGAATCACGAAAGCAGCGCACCCGACGGGCGGTTCCGAGAGCAGTTCGCACCTTGGCGGCCCAATCCACTTTAGTGGGTGAGCCGGTGAGAATAGCCGCCAAAGATGGGCTAACTGTCAGCATGCGCTACCTCTTTCGTAAGTTACTTCTTCGCGGCGGTTTTGTTGCGGGCTGGCTGTTCCATCTTGTTTTCCATCGGCTGTGCGGCCTTGCCGTCGCCCAGCACGTCGTCGGCGTCGTCCACCACGACGTCGCCCGCGTGCTTGGCCTGCGGCTGCGCGTCAGCCTGGGTCTGTTCCGGGTCGCCCTTCGCGTCCAGGCTCACGAAGCCTGCTTTCTCCAGCTCCTTGGCGTCCGCCGGGTTCATTGCGTACACGCCGTCCTTTTTCGCGTCCACGTTGCCGTGGGAGAACGCTTGGAGGGCCGTGACGAGGGTCTTTTGCTTTGCCATGATGTACTCCCATGATGTTTTAAGAGGGCGACACCGTAGCGCCGCCCGCTTTGCTTTACGCGATGGTCAACGAACCTTTAACGAACGCTTCCGGACGGTACACCGCCAGGCCGAGACGTTCTTCAATCAGAACAGTTACCAAATTGTTAACAAAGTCGTCTTCGTTCTCGGTGGCAATAACCACCGCTGCGTCTTCGCGGTCGAAGACCTGCGCGCCGAGCTGGAACGCGCCGGCCAGGAACTGGCCGACGGCCATAGCCTGGGTGCTCACCACCGGGCGATTCCACAGCGTCGGCGACATGGTGCCCTGCGGGTTGCCGATCAGATAGCGGCCATTGTCGTCCTTGAGCAGTTCGATGTTGCACCAGTCAGTCGGGTTCAGCACCACGCCGTCCGAAGGGAACTCGGCCAGCTCGGCTTGCAGCAGCGCCAGGCGCAGCAGATCGATTGCCGTGGTCGGCGCCGTCGCGCCCGTCGGCAGCGCGTAGGCGGTCGCCTGGGTGTAGATGCCGTTCAGGTTGTTGCCGACGCCCGAGCCGTTCAGCATTTGGGCTTCTTCGCGGAAGCGCAGCATGTAGCGCAGGCGGTAGTCGATGAACGACTGCAGGCCGGGCAGGTCGGCCAGGATCTCGGTCGATGCCTTCATGAACGTTGCGATTTTCTTGACGGTCTCGGTAACGGTGGTCATCGAGATGGACGATTCCGGCTTGCGCGCGCCCTCGGCGACCGGCGCGGCGTTGTTCACGTAGCCGGTTTCCTTCGGATAGATGATGATCGGCTTATCGGTGCGGCCGGGGGCGATCAGGTCGCGCAGGAAGAAACGACGATCCGGAATGCGCAGCATGCCCGGCAGACGGTTGGGCTCGATAGCCGCGCCGACGTTGCCCGCGCCCGCACCTACCGCGCTGTTGACGTACTTGACGTCCAGTTGGATCGATTGGCCCTTACGCAGCTTTTGCGAGCCGTCCGAGTAGCCCTTGAGGGCTTCGTTCTCGATGGCTTGCATGCCAATGGACTTGGTGCCGACGTCCTTGCCGGCGTCTTCGGCGCGGGCTTGCTTCTGCTGCACTTCCTTGAGCGCGTTCTGCAGCTCGCCTTGTTTCAACAGCAGCTCGTCGACGCGCTCTTTCTGGCCTTCGGCCATGGCGATGCCCTTCTTAGCTTCGGCGATAGCTTTTTCGCCTTCCGCTTTAACTTCGGCGCTGATACGGTCGAGCGCCTTTACGACTTCGTCCGGCGGGCTATCGAACATCGCCAGTTTGGTATAGAACATGCGGCCCAGCGGACGCGCGGCGATAGCCAGCATTTCCAGCAGGAAGTATTTAATCCGGATTTTAAGGAGTTTCATTTTGTTTGCCTTTATCGGGTGAGGGTAAATTTCGACAGCAGGTTTAAAACTTCGCCTTTGGCGCTGTCGGGCTCACCCCGATGCAGCTTGCTCAAACCGTTATTGGCGATGAACGCGGCTTGAGTTTTCGAAAACCCTGCCTCGCGCAGGAAATCCTCAAAATCTTTCAGGGCCGGCAATTGGCCGGCTTTAATCATGGCTTGAAACGCGGACTTGACGTTGTCCACCTGGGCCTTGTCGTTTGCCGGGAACGTCACCGGGCTAATCTCGCGCAAATCCAATTCCGTCAAGGTGCGGATACTGGTTTTCTCGTCGTAGCTGTCGGCGCGCACGTAGTACCCGATGGACAAGCCTTTAACGAGCTTGTGTTTCATGAGCGCGTACGCCTCGCGGGCCAGTTGCACCTCGTTTTTGAGCAAAAAGCCCTCGACATAAAGGCCGTGGGTGTCCTCGGTTAGCTTGGTATAGCCGCCGATAGGCTTGTCTGATTGGTGTTGCCACAGGGCCGGCAGCGGGTCGCCCGACGACGCAATGGTGGCAAGGCTCGATTTGAAAGCGCCGGGGGCCACGATTTCGCGGTACGAATCGACGTTACCGAAAACGGAGCCATAGCCCGAAAACGTACCGTCGTCTTTCACGTCGCCGGATTTGAACGCAAATTGTTTGCGCAGCATTTCGCCGCCTGATTCTTTACGTTTCATGTTCTTTGCTCCCAATTCCGAGCGCCGCTTTCAGCGCATCGATTGCGTTACCCGCCGCCGTAGTTGTTTTACCCAACATTTTAGCAGGGACGAGATTGCTTTGCACCGTCAATTCGTCGCCGCCATCTTTCTCGTCCAGATTCTCGAGGTCGCGCACCTCGTTGCGGGTCATAATACCGTTTTGCACCATGGTGCTATAAAACGCCGCGCGACCCGCGCTATCCGCGCGCAAAAGACCCTCCACCGAGAATTCGGCGTATATCCGGCCGCGTTCGCCGGATCGCAAAAGCCATTTCGAAATGCCTTGCTCCAGGCGCTTGGTGTAAGCGCGCAGCACGTACTGCAGGAATCCCAAATTGATTTGTTCGCGGCCGGTGCCCCAGTTGGATACCGCGGTGCCGTGGCCGATCATGGACGGATTCATGCCGAACCAGCGGCACAAGTCCTCCACCTTGAATTGCATCGTTTCCAAAAGCTGCGCGTCCTCGGCGGTAAGCGAGAGCTGCTGGTATTTCATGCCGCCCTCGATAAGCCGGAGCGGGCCGCCCTCGATAGACGACATCATGCCGTCCGCGATGGCTTCTTTAACTTGCTTACGCTGGCCTTGCGTCAGAATCTCGTCGCGCGTCACCACCGCCACCGGGCGCAGATCATTCGAATACAGCTTTGCGCCGGCTCGCTCGGCGGACATCGCGCCGCCCATGGACCGCGCGCCGTACTGGATAACCGACAGCCCACCAAACCCTTTCGGAACCCAAATTTCCCGGTCGGTGTATTCCTGCATACCCTTTACGGGGTGGTTGTACGGGTAAATAATCGAGCCGTTGGCTAACACGCGCGGCGTGCCCATCCGGGAAAAGTCCAGCACCCGCAGTTCGATTGCTTGGTCGTTCACGTCGCGCGGGGCGTAGACGTACGCCCGGCCGCGCAGCATGAGATTGGCTACCAGCTCTTCCCAAAACTCAACCGCGATTTGATCGGCGTTCGGGGAATCGTGCAGCAGCGCATAAAGCCAGTGGTCGGCGGCTACCGCACGGCCCTTGGGTTTGCGGCGGTAGACGATACAGGGAAGGGTGGCGACGGTTTCCGCCGTCAGCTTGACGCAGGCGAAGACGACGGAAAGGGTAAGGGCACTATCCAGGGTGACGCACTGGCCAGTATCTTTGTTCACCAGCAGATTGCCCAACGCGCTTCGGAACCCTGCGGCGTCGCTCAGTCGAAACGGGGCCGATAAAAGGCTAACCGTTTTTTGTAGCAGGGCCGCAGTCTTCGTTTTTAGCGTCATTTAAAAATATACCGGGTCGTTAAGTGCGTCGTCTAGATAGCCTTCTTCGTCTATCTCTTGCGGCATAACGCCCACCGCGATTGCAAGCGCCACCATGCCGTCGATACGTCCGCGCAGCGTTTTCTTATCGAACTTGCGCGCACCGGAGTCGCCCACCACCTTGGCGTTAAAAGCGCACATGTTTAAAACGGGGTGGTTCCCGTGCTTTAGCTGAGCATTTAGTAATTTTACCTCAAGATCCCGTAGAGCGGGGGTCATGCTTGCCGTACCCTGCCCGAATTCTACGAATTTGTCAATTTCTTGTTGGGAAAACAGCGATTCTCCCGTCTTTTCGTCCTCTTTCTTTAACCATTCCATTAAAAACTTCATCAAGTACCTATCGAACCCGAATAGCACCACGTCGAATTCGTCGAATATCTGGCGCAGGTATTGCGCGACGTGGCGGTACTCGATAGCTTTGCCCGGCGTGGTGAATAGAAAACCCTCTTTGTGCCAAACGTCATATGGCACCTTGTCTTTCTCGGATCGCTCGCGCAGGCCGTGCTCGGGCAACCAGAAATATGGGAATACCCCGCCGTCGTCCTCGTCCACCAGGACGGCCGCTGTGAGGTCGGAAACGCTGGACAGGTCCAAGCCCCCATAAACGCGGCGGCGGCCTTGGCGGGGCGGTGGCGTGGCTCCGTTGGCCTGCCAGATGGACCTCGACACGAACGGGGCGGACGCTTCCACCCGCTGATTCAAATTGAGGTTCCGGAACTCCGGTTCAAACGACGGTTGCGCGCTCGCTTTGACGCAAAGCTTCCGCATATCCTTTATCGACCGGAATACGCCGAGGGCCGGATTCGATAGCGCCCATTCCTTTTCGTCGTCCAGCGGCACCTCCACCACCGTACCGTCCAACAGCGTGCGCTCCATTGGCGTCGTGTGGACGTGGACAACGATGTGCGGATCCGGGTTTGCTATCTGCGCGTCGATAATCTGCGAAAGCATATCAACGTCGGTTGGCGCTTGCGTCGAAATGATAATTTTCATCGCGTTTTCGTACGCGCCCTGCGCCGTTTCCAGGGCGGTGACAAAGTCGTTTGTCGGGCCGCGCACCTGGCCCATTTCGTCGAAGATAATCAGGACGGGGGATAAACCGTGTTTCGTCTTAGCTTCGGCGGACAGCGCGTTATATTCGACGTTCTTGGACAGGCCGAGCAAAGACTTATTCGATGGGAACACGCGCACGCGCGGCGACAGGGTCGGCGACGATTCTACCATCTTGCGCATGAGCTTAAACACGATTGCCGCTTGGTCCTTGGATAACGCGCCGCTGACGATTTGCGAATTCTCCACAGCTTCGGGGCCGGCGATGTGCGCCAGGCCGAGGCCGGCAATCAAACCCGTTTTGCCGTTCTTCCGCCCGATGGACAGCACCGCCGTGTGGGTGCCGTGCGGATTGTCGTACACCTCCAGGATGAAATCAATCTGGAACTGTTCCAGCCTCATGGGCTGGCCGAGCAAATCACCCTCCGGCACCGGGCAATGCGTTTCGATGAAGGCGACGACGCGCTGTCCCCGCGTACGCGGGAACGGGAACGCGGGCTTTCGAATGCCAGGTGATTTGGTCGGTTTTATTTTCATATTCTAGTTGACACAACCATTTAGTTGTCCTATACTGATTTCACTGACCCAACAAACCAACCGGAGAAAATCATGAAATACGCCACATACAACACCGAATCTGACGCAAAACTGTTCGTTCGCATTGCCAATTTCACGGCAAACGGCCGCCACTTCTACGTCGTCCCGGTCTGCGCAGGCGTCTATGAAGTGTGGGAAAAAGTATGAGAATCGAGCGCCTAAATTACAGCCGCCAGCCGTGGCGGCTTTTAGATTCCGAGGGCCGGGAAATTTATATACCTCAAGCGTTTGACCACCCTTCGCTCGGCCTGACGGTGCATAGTGGCCCCGTTTGCGGCGCGACAAAAAGCGAGTGCGTCGAGAACGCGCTGGCATTGCTCGGTGTTCTGCTGGAGCGCAGCCGCAAAAAATAATCACGCCAGCAACCCGTCGCCGTCCGCGCCCTCGGTGGCCACCTCTCCGGCCATGGCGCGGGCGTTCTTCTCCAGGGTCCGCGTCCCTTGCGGTTTGCGCGGGTCGCCGATGGCGCGGCCGATCATCTGTAGCGAGCGGCCCAACGCCATTTGCCGGCGGGCCAGGGCTTCGGATATACCCACCAGGGGATTCGCCACCAGGGTGCCGCGCTCGTTCTTGAGCACCCGGCCGTCCAGCGCAATCTCGGCGCGCACCTCTTCCTGTTCCGCCATGCACTCGGCCATCTGCGCGGCGATGGTGAGCTGGTGTTCGTTCCATTCGCTACGCGCACGGGCGCGCACGATGTCCGCGAAGTAGGGCTCCGCCGAAGCGGTTAATTGCACGTGGGCCGGCGGGCGCAGCTCCGGCGAGGCAGCGGCTTTCGCAGCGGCGATTGCGGCGGCGGCGCTGTCGCTGCGGGCCTGGCGGTTTTTAGCTGTTGCCATGTTGTTCTCTTTGAAAAATTACGCTTGCAAGTTTTTGCACGAGGGTCGCTTGCAACCTGCGGGTTAGGTCAAGCTCAAGAAATCGCAAATCGGCCTCGGTCAATGCCTGTTTGCATGTTACCACGACGACGATTTTCGTTTCTTCCATGACAAGTTACCCAAAAGGAATTGTGAGTTAGCGTTAAGAAAAAGGCTGGGCGCGGTCCTTTGCGCGGTCGATTCTCAGACTTTCGAGGTGCCCTCCCCTAGCGCATAAAAATTTCATCCAAGCAACGCGTAGATTTTTGCGGACACGAAATCTTTTCTTCGGCCCTTCTCAATGTTGCATCGCCTGCACGCGCACTGCGTATTCACATATGAGTGGCTACCGCCGTCCGCCAACGCCACTACGTGATCCAGTTCCGGGGCGTCGTCCTCATGCGTGCCGCGTTTCTCTTTTGGCGTCGGGTCGAAGCACAACTGACACCGCCAGCCGTCCCTTTCAAAAACTACGAAGGGGTCCACCCTCTCTATCTTGGCCCCTTTCAAAACCGCTTTACGCTTTGCCTTCTCAGTTCTTTTAATCGCGGCCTTCGATGCGGCGCGGCACTGCAGCGAACAATAATCGCTCGGCCGCCCGCCGCTACTTCTTGGCGCGTACCCCACGGCGCAATGCCGGCATGTCTTGCTCAGCGGGAGCAACGAAACGTGAACCATAAGCGCCTCATCCTGGCAACCCGCCGAAGTCGTCCGCGTTGCTCGTCACGCCGGCGCCATACTGCGCGCGCTGCTGTTCGGTCAGGTCAGCAGGATCCATCGCGTACTCGCCGCGCTCGTTCATGCCCACCGCCATGGCCTTCTGCTGTTCGGTCAGCGCGCGGCCAGGGACGTACGCATGGGGCGGCAGCTCGACAGGTTCGGGCGTGGTGTTGCCGGGACCACCTGGAAGCAAGCCCGCGTTGATTGCGTCCACCCGATGTTGCCCGTAGTCCCACGAATCGGGCGCGCCCATGTACGCCTTGAACTTGGCAAACGAGCCGTGCTTGCTGCGTTCGGCAGTGGGCAAGCCGTTGTACGCCGTGCGCAACACGCCATCGGTAAGAGGCCCATAGGCCACCTGAGGCTTGGCCTGCGCCTCGTCCACCGCTGCCTCGGTTGCCATGCGTTGCATGCGGACAGCAATGCCTGCCAAGTCGGCCTGATTCACCGCTACGCGCAACACGACCTCAATATCGCCCGTGGTGGCGTCGATGGTGCTGCCGTGGGTGAGTTGGTCGACAGGTACGCCCCAATAGCTGGCGGCGGCTTGGATGAAGCTGTGAAGGGCTGTCATGGCTGAGCCGCCAGTTCTGCGCCGACCAAGGCGAGACCAATAAATCCGAACGCGCGGTGCTGGAGCAGCACGCCGCGTATAGCTATTGCCGCCGCATGCACCATCGCCCTTTCTTCCTCGGCCATATCGGCGATGCTGCCCTTGATAATCAACAACGTTTCTTCCTCGTGAGTCATGTTCTTTCCTTTGGGAGGGTTTAAAACAAAACCCGCCGCAGCGGGTTCTTGTCGTGGTGTCCGCTGCTTAGGCCGGGGTCAGCTTCGACGGGCGATAGCGTTGGGTCTTGCCTTCGCCGTGGTCGACCTCCACGAACGCGCCACGCGCGCCAGGATGGGTGGCCACCACGCGGCCGGGCTTGATGCCGGCCTTGCTCGTTACGTTGACCTTTTGGCGGTCCTTGAAAGTCGGTTGCATACTCTATTTCCTTTCGGGGAGGGTTGATAAATATCAGGAGACTTAACTTTAAATGGTTTAAATCTTTTGTCAACCTTTTTCGATAGGCCAACCATCAAGCCCGAAAGCGGGCGGCGGCTCGCGATAAGTGCGGCCTTCCTCCACTGCTGTCTTTTCCTTATGGCAAGGCGTGCAAAGGTACTGCAGGTTACTCGGGTGGTCGATCTTCGCTTGGCTCCACCGCAGCACCTTGGCCTTGGCTTTGCTCACGATGTGGTCAACGTCGCGGCCCGCCGCCACCCTGCCTTTGCGCTGGCATTCCTCGCACAGTCCTTTTGCGCGTTCGATCACCTGGGCTCGGACTTTCTCCCAAGCTGCACCGTAGCCGCGCGATTGCCTGCTTTCTTTTGACCACGGCATGTTTTCACCTGTCTGTAAAAATTTGCAGATACCCACCTAGTTGTCCCAACTGGTTGATTTGGTCTGCCTTTTGGCCGAAACCCAATCCCCTCTGAAAATCCCACGCCCCATCCCACAAATCCCACACCTCTAAAGAGGTGTGTGGGAGTTGTGGGAGTGGTGAGGGCCCCACAAATGTGGTTTTGTGGGACGTTTGTGGGATTTGTGGGATGATTTTTTGCAGATTGCATTTTTCTGCGCTTCACCCAACAACTAAATAGTTGTCCTCTATTTTTGCCTTCCCAAGCTCGATTAGCTTGTCCAGCGCGCGAATAACTACGTCCCGGCGACGGTCGCGCTTGCCCTCTTCCGGTGCCGGGAGGTGCGAAATACCCGCCTCGACCGCGTCCGCGAACGTTACTTCGCCCACCAGGTCGATGGTGGCCACCAGCGCCTCAAACACCGCCGCATTGGTCCCCTTCAAGCCCCCAGCAGTGTCCGGGGCGTAGCCATCGGCCGGGGCGTCCAGGTGCGAGACCACGCAAGAGGTGATGGCGTCGCCGTCCTCGTTCGTGCCCAGCTCGACAATGGGCAGCTGGAAACGGAATTCGCCGGAGTCGTCGCCGTCCTTCATCTTGGCCACCCTGGCGGCCCTGTATTCGCGGGTCCGGATCACCTCCACCTCGACGTCGGCCGCCGCCTTGAGCACGGACGAGCCCCGCGCCCGGCCCTCGGTATTCACCCCGCTATGGTGGACCAGGATCACCAGCGCGCCGGTATGCTTGTGGATGCGCGCGCAGTGGGCCACCATAAGGCTGGTGTCCTGGGCGTCGTTCTCATTGCCGCCGACCATCACCCGCGCGTAGGTATCCACCACCACGAAGTCGAGCGGGCCGAGGGTCTGCAGATCCTTGATAAGCTCGATCACCTGGGCCTTATCCATGAGGGCCGGCGCGGCAGGCATCACCCACACCGCAAGGTCGCCCGGCTCCACACCATGGAACTCGCAATACGCCTGGACGCGGTTCCGGAAGCCCTCCGAGCCCTCGGCCACGATGTAGACCCCGCGGCCCTTGGTGACGCGCCGGCCGCACCACTCCACGCCCCTGGCGATGCTGGCAACCAAGTCCCAGGTGAAGAACGTCTTCCCCGCGGTGGATGCGCCGTAGATAACGGCCAAGGCAGCGCGCGGCAGCACGCCCCGGACGATCCAGGACATCGGCTTGCGCTTCAAGAACTTGTCCGGCTCCATGAGCGGGAAGTGCAGTTTCCGGCCCGCTGGTGCGGAGGCGGGTGCGGCCACGGTGCCGTCGTCCTCGATCACGTCGAAGTCGTCCGCCGTGGTGTTGGTGCCTGGCGGGCCAACCAAAGCAGCCAGCATGCGCTCTGCGTCTTTGGCGTAACGGTCTAGCTCATCTTCCAGCGCGGCGTCGCGGTCGACCTCGTCCAGCACGTCGAATGCGTCGAAACCGTCTTGTCGGAGCTGTTCGCCGCGCGCCTGGCCCTGTTGGCATTGCTTCCACAAGTACCGCAACGCCTTGTCGTAGTCCTGCCGGCGGTGGTCCAGCGCCACCTCCATGGCGTACTCGTTATCCTCCAGGATCGACAGCACTTCGTCAGGGGCCAAGCCGGCTTGCGACAGCGCGATAGCCGCGGCGAACAGTTGGCGCGAGCGGTCACCGGGTGCCGGGCCGGACGTCAGGAAGTTGGACGCGTGCGGCGGCAATTCCAGTTCGGACAGCGCCGGCAGGAATTCGACCGGCAGCAGGTCGGGCAAGTGGAGGTCTTCTACCTCGGCCTTGGTTGGGGCTTTGCGGTAGCGGTCCTGCAGTTTGGCCATGGCGAACGGCGGCGGCGCGCGGAGGGCGTCGCGCGATCCTGGCACGCGCTGCCCGGTGACGCACAGGAACCGCGCTTCGTTGCCGCCGTAGACCTCGATACCGCGTTCGTGGTTCGTCCAGTCCTCGGCCACGTCGCCGGCCACCATGGCGTGCAACCCGGTGCCGGACGGGGACACCTCGGTATAGGTGTCGAGCTGCGCCACCAGTTCGGCGGCCCAGTCATCCAGCTTGCCGGTGGCCGGGTCGCGGCAGTGGTCCAAGTCCACGCCCGTGATGCCGTGCGGGCCGGTCATGAGGTAGCCGACGCCGGCAAGCGCAAACGGCGTCCCGTCGGGTAGCCGCAAGCTGTTGGGCCGGCTGTTCGCCTGATACGCAGCCATCGCCTGTTCGAACGTTACCCACCCGGTGGCGTTCTTGTTGGACAGCCCGTGCTCAGGGCGCGCGGCCCGGTGCGGGATCTTGGTGTATTTCTGTTTCTTCTCGTCCCATTCGGCGCGCCACGGTGCCCAGCGGCGCAGCGCGCGCATTTGCTCGGGGACGTTGTCGGGTTGCGGCGGGATGATGGGAGGGCGGGAGGGAGCGGGCATCATTTCGCCCTCTGCTGTCCAGCGGTCACGCCGTGCGCGTAGACCGTATGCAAGAGGGCATGCAGCACCACGCCCATTTTCTCGCCGCCCTTGACGCGGCGGTAAAACTCTTTAATGAGTTGCTTGCACAACCCCTCGTTCAACAAAGCACCAGTCGGCGCGGCCTCGATAGGCATGGTCTTAACTCCACAGGAAAAGGTTTAGGCGGGAGCCTAGTTTATTCCTCGGGAGGTGGTTGGCACAAGTAGAATCTGCACCGTCGACGTAAAAACATTACGTCAACCGTTCAAATACAATTTGCACGGGCAAAAAGAAACGGCACCAGGTGCAAACCGGGTGCCGCAAGGCCAAACTCACGCAGAGATTTTAGTTTAGCACAGCCCGCAAGGCGAACAAACCCAGTAGTAAAGCAACCGTCACCAGGTTGGCTCCCCAACGCCGCCGGATGGCGCGCAATTGATGCTCATTCACGATTACCTCCTTGCTGTGGGTGATGGGCGGCGAGATACCCGCGTTTGAAATAGTCGCAAGCGAGCAGGCGTTTAGGACCGCCCGCGCGCAATTCGGCATCGTCGTCGGCGTCCGCCTCGGCGATGAATGCTTCCATAATGTGATCCAAAGGGGATGCGGCGAGCGATACCAACACGTTGCGCAGGTTCGGCACGCTGGTGGCGGAAACTTGCACTGCGTCGAAGCCGCATTTGCTCGGGTAGGTGTCGATCCCGTTGGCGTGCAGCGCAGCGATGATCTGTGCATCGCTCGGCGCGGTCACCGCCTGCGCTGCCGGTGCTTTGGCTGCGGCCTGTTCGATAAACACCTGTACCGAACCGTTGACGCAGGCTTCTTCCAGCGCCGCCATGTTGATGGAGCCGAAGCGAGCTTCACGACCATATCGCCCGGTAGCTATCCACACCTTCGCCACGGCTGCGCCCTGCTGGGCGGATACCGGGGCAGCGTAGACGATGCGGCGGTGTTCAGGCATGAAGGTGTGATACGCGCTCTCAGTCGCATCGTTCCATGCGCTTGGTACAGCACCGGGCATTTTCACCTGATAGATCGGCTGGGCGGATACCGGGGCACCTTCCAACTGTTCGATTGGAGCGTGGTTTGGGGTGTTATGGGTGGCTTTGGGGGCGGATACCGGGGCAAGACTGGCGCGAAGTTCGGTCTCAATCCTGCGCGCAAGGGCAATGTCATAGCCGTGCGGGTCGTCCTGATGGTCGGCGTGGTACAGCCCTTGTGCAATGTCTTTAATGCGCTCGTCCGTCAACGGTGTCGCTTCTCCAGCCTGTACCGGCAGCGCAGCGCACGGACCATCATGCCCCGGTGCGCGGGTGCAGTACCAGCCGGCAGGCGGCAAGATGCAAACGGTCGGCTTGCTGGGCAGCGCCATGGATGGGTCGACCTGGCTGGCGTTGCCCGCGTTTGCTACCGCTGCGACAAAAGCCACTTCCGCGCGATCAAACGCGTCGTCGGCCGCGCTCACAGTTCGCCCCCTACGCCCATCATGTTGCGCACTTTCGGACTCACCAGCTCGGCGCGCGAGATCCCGTACAGGTTTTCGATTTCGACGGCGCGGCCTTGCGGGACGTAGCCCTGTTTCAACCAGGTGCCGACGGCCTGGCCAGACACGCCGAGGTCACGCGCCATTGCGTACGCGCCGCGGGCCTTGTCCACAGCCTTGCGGATACCGCTATTAGGCGGGCGGATTTCCGGGGGAATCGGGGTGCCGTCTTCCTTCAGCCAGGTGAGAACGATTGCTTGCGTAACGCCAATGGCCGCAGCGAACCGGGGCACGTCCCCGACGCGCTGCACAGCCTTTTGCAGCCCTGAAAAAGTAGTATTCATAATGCCTCCTTGTTGGTTGACCCAAGTTTAGGACAACTAAACCAAACGCGCAACTAAATAATTTTCAAAAGCACTTGCGCAAACAATTTGGTTGTGCAATTATGTAGTCGTTGTTGAGCCCGGTTAAACCCACACATTGAGGTAGATCAAATGAGCATGGAAAACGCAATTGAACAACACGCATCGGCACTGAATAACTTGGCCGAAGCTATCCGCACGGCATTCGGCGGCCTGGCGGCGCTGGCCAACATCGGCCAGCAATTCCAGTCGGTCAGCGCGGGCGGTGCCCAGGTGAAAGATGTCGAAACGAAAGATATCATCAATACCAAAGCCGCGGAACTGGCCGCCGCCACCGCAGAGCGCGCCAAGCTGGCCCAAACCAAGCAAGTTGAAGACGCCGAGCTGGAGCAGGCGGTGAAGAAAGTTGAGGCCGATGCGACGGCCACCCGTGCGCTGACCAAGGAAGAAAAGGCGGCTGCGGCCAAGGCAAAAAAGGACGCCGAAGCGGCAGCGTCCGCCGCCAGCTCGGAAACCGATGGGGCCGATTCGTCGGATGACGACGGCGCGGTGCTCGATTACGTGAAGGACGTCCGCCCGGTCTTGCTGGCCGCGATCAAGAAATCCGGCAAAGAAACCGTGGCCGAGATGGTGAAAACGTTCGGCGTCGACAAGGCCGACAAGATCGATCCGGCCAAATACGGCGAGCTGCTGGCCAAGGCCGAGAAGCTGGCGGCGTAATCATGGCCCGCGCCCCTAAATATCAGGCCACGGTCAAAGTGTACAACGACCGCGGCACCCGGATGGAAGCGCAAGGAACACGGGTGTTCGGCGCGCGAACCATTTACCTGATGATGTCCGCGGACGAGCGCAAAGAGCACCGCGATCAAATGGACGCACTCGACGCGGAGGAAAAAGGCAATGGCTGACCATGCCAAACTCTCACCCTCCAGCGCGCATCGCTGGATCCGGTGCGCCGGCTCGCTGTTCATGGAGTCGACGTACCCGGACAAGGGCAGCGAATTCGCCAGCGAGGGCACGCTGGCCCACGATCTGGCCGCCACTTGCCTGGACAACGAACGGGACGCCGCTTTCTGGGTCGGCACGCTGTACCACTACAAAGACGGCGGTGTCGAGAAGTCCGAAACCATCACGGCCGACATGGCCCGCGAAGTGCAAAAGTATCTCGACCAGGTGCGCGCGGCCGTCGACGGTGGCGAACTCATGGTGGAACAGCGGTTGCCCGTCTTCGGCGGCGCGATCCCCGACCAGTTCGGCACCTCGGACGTGGTCGTGCGCCAGCCAGAACAGCGCCGCATCCAGGTGCGCGACCTGAAATACGGTCGCGGCGTCCAGGTCTACGCCGAGGAAAACGAACAGCTCATGCTGTACGGGCTGGGCGCGCTGGACGAGTTCGACCCGCTCGGCGACCTGTTCGACGAGGTGGTGCTGGCCATCCACCAGCCGCGACTCGACCACGTGGACGAATGGGTTTGCACGGTCGAGCGGCTGCGCGAGTTCGAACAGCAAGCCATTGCCGCCGGCAAGCGCGCGCTGTCCATCGTCAGCCTGCACGGCGGCACCGTGTTTCTGGAACCCGGCGACAAGCAATGCATGTTCTGCAAAGCAAAGGGCGATTGCCCGGCGCTGCGTGACAAGGTGCTGGCCACCGTGGCCGGAGACTTCGAAGACTTGTCCGCGCAGAGCATGGCCAGAATTGAGGGCGACATTGCGGCGATGCCTTACGCGGACATCCTCAAAAAAGGCGAAATCGCGGTGTCCATCGGTGAAGCCGAGCGCGTGCTGGCCGCTGCATACGGCGTCGCGCCGGGTGCGGTGGACTACGCGGAGCCTGAGCCGGGCCACTTGGGGGTTGGCCACTTCGTGGTTAAAAAGCCCACCCTGCGGCCGTCGCTGGAGAACCTGGAGCAGCGCATTGCGGCGCTCGACGTCGAGCACCTGGCCCTCTGTATGGACTCGGTGGACCTTATCGAAGGCTGGTGCAAGGCGACGCGCGCCGAGACGGAGCGCCGTTTGCTGGCCGCCGGCCAGGTGCCGGGCTGGAAACTCGTGACTGGCAAGCAAGGCAATCGCGCTTGGACGGATCCGACCGAGGTTGAAAAGACCCTCAAAAAGATGCGGCTCAAGAACGATGAAATGTACGACTGGACGCTGATTTCTCCAACGTCCGCCGAGAAGCTGGCCGCCGCCGGCACGCTGGGCGCAAAACAGTGGGCCAAGTTGCAGGACAGTATTTGCCGCGCAAACGGCAAACCGTCTGTAGCCCCCGTAACCGACCCGCGCCCCGCGCTGGCCATCACCAAAGCGGAAGACGATTTCGACGATCTGGACACCTCGTCCGAGCCGATGGAATTTGACGACCTCATTTAACTACGAAAGCAAATCATGAAAATCAAACTGAAAAACGTTCGCCTGTCGTTCCCGCACCTGTTCACCGCCCAGCAAAGCGACGAGGGCGAACCAAAGTTCAACGCCGCTTTCCTGCTGGAGCCAACGCACCCGCAAGTGAAGGAAGTCGAGGCGGCTATGCTCCAGGTGGCAAAAGACAAATGGGGCGCGAAGTGGGAGTCCGTTTATAAGTCCATGACGGCGTCCGACAAGCTTGCGCTGCACGATGGCGACACCAAGGCGCAGTACGCCGGCTACGAAGGCAACCTGTTTATCAACGCGAACAACCCGAGCCGCCCGCTGGTGCTGGACCGCGACAAGACGCCGCTGACCGCTGAAGATGGCAAGCCGTACGGCGGCTGCTATGTGAATGTCACGGTGGAATTTTGGGCGCAAGACAACAAGTTCGGCAAGCGCATCAATGCCGGCCTCGGTGGCGTCCAGTTCGTGAAAGACGGCGACCGCTTCGGCGGCGGCACCGTGGGCGATGAGTCGGACTTCGACGAGCTGGAAGAAGGCGCGGACGCCGACGACCTCGTTTAACCGTACCGCCCGGCGCAAGCCGGGCAATCCTTCCTCCCATAGGACAAATCATGACCAATACCAGTTACGTTTCTCTCAAACAGATGGCCGAAGACAAGACGCTGGAAAGCGTCGGCAAAGTAACATCGTTCGCGGTGGACCCGCGCATTATTCAGCGGCCCGCACCCGGCACCAACCGCCCCATCGACCCCGACCACGTGCGCCGCCTGGCCGACGCGTACCACAAGGGCGCGCTGTTCCCGCCGCTGGACGTGTCCGTGGACCGGGGCGCTATTACCCCGGTGGACGGCCAGCACCGGCTCGACGCTGCATTGCTCGCCATCTCCGAGGGTGCCAAGATTCGCGCGCTGGAGTGCCGCCAGTTCCGGGGCAACGCCGCCGACGCCGTGCTGCACCAGGTGCGCAGCCAAGACGGTTTGAAAATGACGCCGTTGGTGCTGGCCGACCGCTACCGCAAGTTGCTGGGTTGGGGCTGGACCGCGCAACAGGTGGCCGAGCAAGCCGGCAAGTCCGCCCAGCACGTCCGCGATACGCTGGCGCTGCTGGACGCCACCCCGGAAGTGCAAAGCATGCTCGCCAAGGGCCAGGTGTCCGCCGACGTGGTGCGCAAGGCTGTACGCCAACACGGCGCGGACGCTGGCGAGGTGCTGGCCGGCGACCTGGAGAAGGCGCAGGCCGCCGGCAAAACCAAGGTGACGCCGAAAACGGCCAGCACCAAGAAGCCTAGCAAGCTGGAGACCGCGCTGGAGCTGCTGGAAGGTATGCGTTCGCTTATGGACAAGGCCGCCGCGTACGAACGGTTCCCCGAAGAATTCGTACTCAAGTACCGCGCGTTCATGGGAGACAGCTAAATGAAAACCGCGTACCCCGGCCGCAAGACGGAAGATGCCCGCCGCCCCTACGGCAACACGTCGAGCTACACCCCGGCATCGGACGCCAACCCGCGCCCGTTCGTGCCGCCACGCGACTGCTACAGCCCGCCGGCCACCTCGGCGGATCCTAAACCCGAACCGGAGGACGCGCCTTGAGCAAACCGAAACCTTGCACCCTCGGCAAAACGCATTCCTGGCAGTGGATGCGCGATACCACGGTGATATCCCGACCGGAGAAGGGTGCAATCCGTATGCAGGCGCGGGGCATTTACCGTTGCCCTTGTGGCGCGGAGAAGCGCGGCGCTCCCCAAGTTGCACTTTTCATGTAGGAAACGACGATGCAAAAACCTCATGCCCGATTTCTTTATGGCTGCTGGTGGGTATTCAACAGTCGCAAGGACGCTTACGCAATAAACGGACGGGGTTGGCACGGTCGCACCGTGGAAGAAGCCTACGTAAGCTGGCGCAACTTCAACCGCATGAAGCCGTGACAACGTACTCTGTTCGCTGCCGCCGCGATGCGTGCCGCCACCGCCGCGTTACCCGCACCCACCCGGACGACTATAAGGTGGTGCCGCGTTGCCCGGTTTGCGGTTCGACAAACGGGTGGCGGATAGAGAACCGCGACTACAACAAGCGCGGGCTGTGCGACTGCAGCGGGCCGGAAGCGAGCCAGGAACACGGCAAGCGATACCCGCACCGCACGACGCACCCGCTTTGCGACAAGAACCCGGCCGGCGAACGCAACCAGGCATTGGCGCGCGGCGTCAAGCCCGACGAGCTGCCGCTGGAATTGATGGGCGAACCCTGTACGGCGGACGAGCCGCCATTTTAAAAGGAAAAGAATATGTGGAACCTGATTGCAAAGCTCTTGGCGCGGCCTGCCGTTACGGACTGGCTGATTGAGCGCGCAAAGCGCACGCCGTACAGCCATATCGAAAAGGACGGCGACGTGTACATGGAGCGTTACTGGTTGTTCAACCCGTACCCCGCCGACTCGTCGGGCAAGGGGAAATTGATGCCGTCGATCCGGCTGCACAAGATCATGCGCCCGGATCAAGACCGTCATTTGCACGACCACCCATGGAACGCTCGCACGTTCATTTTGCGCGGTTGGTATTGGGAGGAACGCGCGGGCGAGTTTTGGGACATAGAACGCAATGCCGGCGACACCGCCGCGCTTCGGTTCGGGGAATTCCACGCCATTACCAGGGTGCCGGAAGACGGCGTATGGACCCTGTTTATCACCTGGCGCTATCGCGGGACGTGGGGGTTTCTCGTCAACGGCCGCAAGGTGCCGTGGCGCGAGTACCTGGGAATTAAGTAAAATGCCCGGTGGCAAAGTAAAAGGCACATTCGGCGCGCGGCCCTGTTGGTCGATGCGGCGCAGGCTCATGGAAGGCGGGAAAGCGGCCTTGCCGCCGTCGTTCGCCGCGTCCGGGTGGATCGTCGCCCGAATCCGCGCGACCGTGCCATGGGCCGATTTCGTGGCGATACGGGCCATCTACGCGGAAGCGGATCGGCTCACCGAGGCGACCGGCGTAAAGCACCAGGTGGACCACGAAATACCGCTGAACCACCCGCGCGTCTGCGGCCTGCACGTCCATTTCAACCTGCGCGCAATCCCGGCCGGGCCGAACATGGCCAAATCGAATTACTGGTGCCCTGAGCAGATGGGGCTGTTTGAAGAACCCGAACAATTGAGGCTTATATGAAAACCCGAACCGATGAAGAATTGCAGCAACTTTTTGTGGACGCGATGAAAAAACAAAAAAGCTCGTTGCGCGGAGCTTTCGCGTGCGTATTAAAACAAGACCCCGAGCTGACGCCCGACCAGTGGCCGGCGATGGTCGCGGCCGCACAGCTCATTATTGAGGCCATGGAGCAGTACGGGGCGCAAGGGGAATTGGCGTGCAGCCGGCTGGCCAGTTTGATCCACGCCCGCAAGCTGCTGGGGAAATAATGAATAAGCCTATTTTCCCTTTGGCTCGCCAGCCAATCGACTACGCGTCGGATAACTGGCCGTACCCGCCGGGCTTTCACGCCATCAACGGCTTGCGGGTATTAGCATATGGCGCGGGCGTTGACGGAACCGGGATTGTCGCCCATCGGTACGAAAGCGGGCGGCAACTGGTAGACCCCATCCACATCATCGTCACTGCGGACACCGGGGGCGAGCGCACCAGGTGGTACAAGTTCATTGTTGAAATGAACGAATGGCTTATCACCCATGGATTTCCGTCGATTCAGATCGTGAAGAAAGGCGGCCGCGTTGAAACTCTTGAGGAAAATTGTTTGCGCATGAGCATGCTGCCGTCGTTGGCCTACGGATTCAAGGGGTGCAGCCACAAATTCAAAATCGAACCTCAAGATAAGTTCTACAACAACCATCCCGCTGCGCGCGAAGTGTGGGGGGGGGGGCTGGCCAGCTTGTTACCAAAATGATCGGCTACGAAGCCCGCGAAGAGAAACGGTGGAAGCGCGCAAAGAAATTTGACGATAAATACGAGTACGAGTTTCCACTTGTCGAGCTGGGGT